ACAGAGACATCATGCGAGAAGGTGGTTCTATTCTTGGTGCTAGTCCTAGGAACAAAGGTTACTTTGACAACATCCAAAAAGAAGCGTCTAAACAAATGTTTAGTACTCCAGAGATGCAAAGAAGCATGGCGGGTTTAGCTAAGAAGCTAGGTACTTCTGTGGGTGACTTATACAACGGTATCTCTGAGTCTTCTCAAAAAGCAATGTGGTTTACCAGGGATGTTATGTACGTCCAGTTGATTCGTGAAATCATGGCTAGACAAGAGAAGAGTGGCAACAAGATGACTCTTAAAGAAGCCATAGACCAAGCTGAAAGACACATGCCTAACTATCGTTTACCTTCAGAAGTATTAGGTAGCCGTGCTGTATCTCAAGTGCTTAGGGACCCCAGAATATCTATGTTCTCTAGGTATCACTACGGCATGGTCAAGTCTTTGGTTAATACAATTAAAGATGTAAACCCACAAAATTTAAAGACTCCAGAAGGTCGTGCTCACTTCCGTGAAGGTGTGGACTCTATGTTGGCTATTGGTGTTGCTATGGGTGTTATGTATCCATTGATGGATGCTATGGCTGAAGCAGTGTTTGGTGAAGGTGCTGAACAACGTAGAGCAGGTCCTTATCATTTGTTACAAGCTGGCTTAGACTTTACAACTAGTAAGAAAGACGCTAGTGCTTTAATATGGCCTGTGTTTACTTTTAACCCTGTTGCATTAACATTAGGACAACTAGCTCTTAATAAGAAGATATTTACTGGTAAAGAAATCTATCATCCAGATGATGACTTTATAGATAAGACTGGTGATGTTGCTGGATACCTTGGTAGTCAAGTGCCACAAGCATCTCCATTAATGTCAGCTGCTGCTGAAGAAGGTGGAGCTACTAAGTTTTTAGCCAGACAGCTAGACATTAAAGCCAAGACACCAGAACAATTAGCCCGTGAAGAAAGAGCTAAGAAGCGTCAAGAACGTGTCAAGAAAGGTCGAGACACTAAGCGGGAAAAAGGAACTTATAAACCATGAACCTATTAATCATTGATCAGTTTGACTGTGGGTTTGCTATGGACTTGGGTATCAAGTCTGCTGCTTATGGTCATTCAGTGCGTGTGTACATGCGCAACAACTTTGATGGTACTCGCTGTGAGAACGGTGATGGTATGGAAGAGTGCTTCAAGAAGGTTGTTGATTGGGAACCTAGTATGGACTGGGCTGACCTAATATTTGTTACTGATAACAGTCGTTACATTAAGCAGCTAGAGAAGTATCGTCTTCAGGGTTACCCTATCTATGGCTGCAATGTAGAGGGAGCACGTTGGGAACAGGACCGCGAGTATGGCTCTGCTATCTTTGAGAGAGCTGGTATCCCAACTATTCCTATGCAGAAGTTTAAGAAGTACGAAGATGCTATGGCTCTTGTTCTTAGTAACAAAGATAAACGCTATGTGTCTAAACCCCTGGGTGATGGTGACAAGTCTTTGAGCTATTGCTCTAAGGATTGGCGTGACATGGTGTTCATGTTAAACAAGTGGAAGAAGATGAACGCTTACGATGGTGAGTTTGTTCTTCAAGAGTTCCATGCTGGTTCAGAGATGGCTGTTGGTGGTTGGTTTGGTCTTGGTGGTTTCTCTAAACACTTCCTTGAGAACTGGGAGTTCAAGAAGCTGATGTCTGGTGACTACGGTCCTGCTACTGGTGAGCAAGGTACTGTGCTGCGCTATACACAAGAGTCTTTGTTAGCTGATAAAGTTCTTAAACCTTTGGAGGGGTTCTTACATGGAATTGGTTACACTGGTTATATCGATGTTAATTGCATTATTGATAGTCGTGGCAAACCTTGGCCTCTGGAGTTTACTACTCGTCCTGGATGGCCTCTATTTCAGATCCAACAAGCCCTACACGTGGGTGACCCCGTTGAGTGGATGCTAGATAGCATTAATGGTAAAGACACACTAAAAGTAAAGAGTGACATAGCAGTAGGAATTGTTGTGTCTCAACCTGACTACCCGTATAGCAATGTCAAAAAGAAAGAGAACACTGGTTACCCTATCTTTGATATGACTCTCGATGATGCTACTAAAAACATCCACTTGTCAGAAGTCAAGATGGGATTCTCTCCTGATAAGAACGGTAAGTTAACTGAGCCTTGTTTGGTTACTTGTGGTAGCTATGTGATGACTGTTTCTGGTACAGGTAAAACTGTTGAAGATGCTAGTACTGCTTGTTACAAGCACTTCAAGAAGAAGGTGTGCATGATTAACTCTCCTATGGTCAGGGATGACATTGGTAAGAAGTTAGAAGAGATGCTGCCTGAGCTGCATAAGAACGGCTACTGCAAAGATGTGGAGTACTGCTAATGGCTACTCAAGCTAACATACCTATTCCTCAAAACCCTATTGGGGAAAACTTTGCTTGGAGAGATTGGTTACAAAAATTAAGTAACCGAGTTTTTGGTAGTCTTGGACAACAAGATGCTAATGCTGTGCTAATTAATGGTGGATCTATTGACAACACTGTTATTGGCTCTTTAACTCCATCGTCAGGTAAATTTACAAGTATTGCTCTCAATAGTTCTTTGGCTATTGCTTATGGTGGTACTAACGCTAACACTGTAGCTGGTGCTAGGACTAACCTTGGTGTGACTGCTACAGGTGCTGACACCACATACGCATACAGAGCTAACAACTTGTCAGACTTAGCTTCTGCTGGTACTGCTAGAACAAACTTAGGAGTTACTGCTACTGGTGCAGATACTACCTATGCTTATAGAGCAAACAATTTAAGTGATCTAGCTAATGCTAGTACAGCTCGTACTAACTTAGGACTAGGTACTATGGCTACTCAGAACACAGGCATCTCTACTACAGTAGCGTTAGCTAAACTAACTCTTGCTGGTAGTAATGGTTCTCTTACAGTTTCTAACGGCATCATTACAGCCTACACAGCTCCAACCTAACATGAACGTATCAAGTAAAGCTATAAACATTATTAAATCTATGAAAGGCTTTAGACCTAAACCACATACTGATCCGTATGGCAGAACACTTATTGGCTATGGTCATGTAGTTGTCCCTGGAGATGGTGTTGCTCCACTAGATATTATTAATACGTTTAAAGCTTCTTCATTGTTAATGGAAGATGTTGAGTTAGTGGCTGCTAACTTAGATGTTCCCAGTAACATTAGTCAAGAAGAGTTTGATAATTTAATTATTAGTAGTTACAAATAATGTGGAACCAACGCTCATATTTGCTGGATGCAAACTTGCCTACGAAGGAATCAAGTCGGCAGTTGAAGCCTACCAAGACATCAAGAAGACTGGGGGTGAGGTTGCAGGTATTGCTGGTGAAGTCGGTGGGTTACTCTCGAAATTCTTTCACGGTCAAGACCAAATAGAACAAGACTATAAGAAGAAACAAGAAGAGACAAAAGAACTTGCTAAGCAAGGTAAGGTTAAAAATGTAACAATGCAAGCTATTGACAACGTAATGCACGTTCGTCAAATTAGGCAGTATTACAAAGACCTAGAGCACATGGTTAGATACGAGTTAGGTATGCCTGACTTGTGGGTAGAAATACTCGAAGAGAGAGACAAGCTCATTAATGAAGCACGAGAGCTTGAGCTGCTACATAAACAAGCCATTAGACAGGCTGAGTTAAAAAGACAAGAGCGTCTTAAAAGAATCAAACAAAAAGTACATATATACATAGCTAGTCTAATTGCATTAGTTTATGTGTGCATTTTTATTTGGTTATTAACCTGGTTAGTAGAATACGATAGGGAATGGCGATGGGGATATTGATATGGGAAATTGCTGTGATGGTAGTTGTGACCATACTTATCGTTGTGGTGGTAGGGTGTGCAACTTGGTTTGTGCGTGAGCATGACAAGCGAGCTAACTACTATAAAAAACAAGCTGAAATCTGTTGGAGAATTAAATGAATGACTTATTCAATTTACTCAAGGGTATCGCACCCACGTTGGCAACTGTTGTGGCTGGTCCTTTGGGTGGTGCTGCTGTTACCGCTTTGGCTAGTAAATTTGGCGTTTCTGATTCCGTTGATGCTGTTGCAAAAGCTATTGCGGGTGATCCAGCTGCTGCTCAAAAGATAGCAGAGCTAGAGTTAGAGTACGCTAAGTTAGATGCAGCAGACAGAGACTCTGCTCGTAAGAACGAAGCAGCTTTAGCTACTAGTGAGAACACTCCTTTACTTAACAAATCTGTTACTCCTATCCTCGCTCTTGTTGTGGTGATTGCATGGGGACTCATTCAATATCACTTATTAACTCACGTTGTTCCCAATGAGATGCGTGAGATTATTATTCGTGTACTAGGCACTTTAGATGGTGCTTTGGTTATGGTTCTTTCCTATTACTTTGGTGCAAGCCACAAACATTAATATGCAACTTACTCCACACTTTACTCTTGAAGAGTTGACTCATACTGATCACCGTACTATTGAGAATGTTCCTAATAGCACGGAGATTAACAACCTTAAGCGTGTAGCTGAGCTGTTAGAAAAGGTTAAGGTTGTTCTTAATAACAACCCCATTATGGTTAACTCTGGCTTCCGTTGTAAAGAGTTGAATGATGCTGTTGGTAGCAAAGATACTAGTCAGCACAGACTAGGGTGTGCAGCTGACATTCGTGTACCTGGTCTGTCTCCTGATCAAGTAGTGCAAGCTATCCTTAACTCCCCAATACAGTTTGACCAATTGATTAGAGAGTTTGATTCTTGGACTCATATCTCTGTTCCTAACGAACCTTCTGGTACACCACGTAAACAAGTATTAATCATAGATAAACAAGGTACTCGTACATATTCATAAATCTTTCATGTTAGCAATGCCTAATACGCAACATCATGAAAATACAACGAGTAGATACTCGCAAACCTTTTATTGTAGAGAAGCTGTCGGTACTTCATAAGAAGTGCCTACCCTATGATAAAACGTTTGATTTTGCTCATGGCTATTGGTGGATTGCTTCTGAGAATGATGTGGACTGTGCTTTTGCGGGTCTTATTTATTCTCCTTGGTGGAGTGATTGCGGCTACCTTATACGTTGTGGCGTTGTATCTGATCATCGTGGACAAGGGCTACAGAAAAAGCTTATTCGGGTGCGCATCCGACAAGCAAAAGCTCTTGGGTTGAGGTGGCTAATAACTAGCACCTACGACAATCCTGCTTCAGCTAACTCTCTTATTGCGTGTGGTTTCAAAATGTTTAATCCAAGTAAACCTTGGATGGCAGCCCACACTTCTTATTGGCGACTTAAACTGGAATAAATATGTCTCATCCACCTCATTTGTCAGACGCTGAGTATATTGAATTGTGGAAAGTACACGGTTCTGCCACTGCTATACAAAAAATTACAGGAGGCAATATACGAACCATTCAGAGGCGCAGACAGACTTTAGAGGCAAGATATGGTCTGTTATTGCAACCAAACAACCACTCTAATCAAAAACAAAGGCTGCAGCCAATGGCGTATGAGCGCAAACAGTTGGGCATATTAAACGGAACTGTTGTTGTGTTTAGTGATGCTCACTTTTGGCCTGGTATACGTACCACAGCTTTTAAAGGTCTTTTATGGGCGATTAAAGAGTTTAAGCCATCAGCAGTGATATGTAATGGAGATGCGCTTGATGGAGCTTCTATCAGCCGTCATCCTCCTAGCGGGGTTACTAGTAACAAAGAGCCTTCGGTTGTAGAAGAACTCAAAGCCTGTAAAGAAGCTCTAGGAGAGATACAAGAAACAGCTAAAGAAGCTAAACACAATGTCCGAAGTGTGTATACATGGGGCAACCATGACGCTAGATTCAATGCTAGGTTAGCTGCTAATGCTCCTCAGTTTGCTGAAACCTATGGGTTTAAATTAGAAGACCACTTACCAACCTGGGAGTTTTGTATGACTTGCTGGGCTACGGATGACGTAATTATTAAACATAGATATAAAGGTGGTATACATGCCACACATAATAATACTTTAGGTGCAGGAAAGACTATTGTTACTGGACACCTCCACAGTCTTAAAGTTACTCCGTATGCTGACTATAACGGGAATAGATTTGGTGTAGATACAGGTACACTAGCAGAACCTTATGGACCTCAGTTCAGTTACGGTGAAGATAACCCACTAAATCATAGGTCAGGTTTCGCAATTCTGACATTTAAAGATGGGAAACTGCTGTGGCCTGAACTAGTTCACAAGTGGGATGAAGATCAGGTGGAATTCAGAGGTCAAATCATTAATGTTTAAAAGGATTTATATGTATAAACTTGAAATTGAATTGAATTGGGACGAGAAGATCGTTATTGAGACTGATGACTTCAACAAAATAGCTCTTATACAAGAGTTCATTGCAGAACAAGAAGAGTGCGATTGGGGAGTAGAAGACGACAGTATGATTTTTGTAGACGAAGAAGGTTTAACCTGGGCGTACTCTCCAGAGTTAGACGAGTGGGTTGTCTACGAAAGTGAAGAAGAAGAAGAAGACGAAGATCAAGAGTAAAGCAAGTGGTTCACATCTGACATGATCTCTTGAATGTTGGTTATAGTCTGTTTTTCAGAGACATCATGTTTAGTATGTGAGCGTAATGCTTCACTGATTTGTGTCAAGGCTATCCATGCGTCATAAACATGGATGGCCTTTTTAGCATCTTCAAAGTCATCAAACTCTAGAGTGATTTTCATTTTTCCTCCGACAACATAAAGATTGCTACAAAAGTAGCGATGGTGGCTATTGCGCCAAACATAATTAAGAACACTACCCACAATACTGTTTCAAGCATCATCATCCTCCACATTGTCGTTAATTATTTGTTGTTTAACCAATTCCAAAACACCAATTACAGTTGACATATAAAGTGTTTCTTCATATTTTGATATTAGTTCTAGCATTTCATCTACCAAACCACTAGCAACTTTTCCTTGGTTAATAATCATTTTTTCTCCTTTATGTCCCGAACGGGGCATTTTTTATCATCTAAATGTGTTTTTGTGCATTTATGACCCGAACGGGATATTTATCACTTGGTGGATAACAAAAGATAATTTGCATGAATTTTCAATGAGGTTCTTCTGCTGGCCAGCACCGAACTGCCCAAGCATCGCCATATTCTTTTATTGTCAGAAGTGGATAGCCTTTTCTAACAATCCATTCGCTTAACTGACCATCGGTGTTAGGGTCGTATATGGCGGGAAAGCCATACTTCCAACCCTCTGGTGGGTCTACCCATATCATGTGTTCTCCTTGTATTTCCTGACCTAATCTTTGCACTTCACACATTGCTTTTTCCGACTTGATACTTAAATCGTCTGACTTGATACTTAAATCGTAAACACCCTCGTACAAGCCCAAACGCACATTTTCTTTGTGCAATAAGTCCAGTGGATTGGACAAATTGTCGTGTTTTTGTTCATTATGACCAACATCTGGCGCGATTGTGTCGCAATTAGTGTCGCTAGTTTTTCTCTTGCGCCACAGGCTCATAGCATGGCTTCATGGATTCGCGCTAATTGCTCATTACGCTTACGCAGCTGTATTTCGTACTCATACAGCAACCTATTTAACTCAGCAATTTCTTGGCGAAGATGGTTAGTCTCTAGTTGATATTTCACAACATTGACGGCTAATGCGTCATCAAATTCCATTTCATCGAATGCTGCATCCAATTTTTCTTGATTCATATTAGCCGCCTTTGTTAGTTAAAAGGGAAAA